ATGACTTCCGAGTCGTATGTGACGAATCCAACAACACCGGTGAAGTAATTGACCGTAACGAGTTTATTGGTGACATCTACGTGAAGCCAGCTCGCTCAATCAATTTCATTCAACTGAATTTTGTTGCCGTTAAAACTGGTGTTGAATTCTCTGAAGTCGTCGGGCAATTCTAATAAATAGAAAGATATAGGAGAAAAAAAAGATGGCTTTTAATGTAAACGAAATCAAAGCACAAATGGAGTTTGGTGGCGCCCGCCCAACACTCTTCCAAGTGCAAATCATTAATCCTGCAGATGGTGCTGGAGACATTAAGTCACCATTTATGATCAAAGCTTCAACGATGCCTGAGTCCAGCTTGGGCTTCTTTGAGGTTCCATACTTTGGTCGTAAAATCAGACTTGCAGGTGATAGAACATTTGCACCATGGAATGTTACAGTAATGAACGACGAAGACTTTATCGTTCGTAACTCAATGGAAGCATGGCACAGCAGCATTAATGCTCTACAGCGCAACATCAGAGATACAGGCACATCAGCACCATCTGCATACAAATCAGATGCTCTGGTTAGTCAGTTTTCTAAAACAGGTACACTGATTCGTCAGTATAAGTTTGTGGGTGTTTTCCCAACAACTATTGCACCTATCCCACTTTCATGGGAAGCTGTTGACACAATTGAAGAGTTTGATGTAGAATTCCAATATGATTATTGGGAAGTTTCTGGCGGTACAACTGGTAACGCTGGCGGCATTTAGGCTCAATTGATCGCTCAAGCGATAAATAAATATATAATGTAAGGAGCTATTATGGCACAATTCTTCGGTTTCGAAATCCGTCGATCAAATCTAGAGAAGCAAGACGCACCATCAATTGTCATCCCTGAATCGGATGACGGTGCGCTTGCCTTCGCAGAAGGTCCAGGTGGTTATGGACAAACACTTGATCTAGAAGGTCAGGTTAAGAATGAAGGCGAGCTAGTCACTCGCTATCGTAAAATGGCAATGCATCCAGATGTCGATTCTGCTATTGATGACATTGTAAATGAAACAATCGTAACAAGCGAAGAAGAACCAATTAGCATCAATCTTGATGATGTTAATGTTAGCGCTAATGTTAAGAAAAGAATGACTGAAGAGTTCAATAATATATTGAACATTCTTAACTTCCAGCACGATGCATACGATAAGTTTCGTAAATGGTATATTGATGGTCGTGCTTATTATCATGTAGTGATTGATAGAAATAATATTCAAGATGGTATTCAAGAATTAAGATATATTGATCCCCGCAAGATCCGTAAGGTCAAAGAGACCAAAAAGAAGAAAGATCCTAAGACAGGTGTAACAACCAACGAAGTCGCAAACGAATACTACGTTTATAACGAGAAGAAGTTTAAAGGCGGTGCAACTGGTTTAGGTACAAAAGGTATTGATGCATCTGGTGTTAAGATTGCAAAAGATTCTATTATCTATTGTACATCTGGTATCACTAATGAAGAGAATACATTGGTTCTCTCACACCTGCATAAAGCAATCAAACCACTGAACCAGCTTCGTATGTTGGAAGATGCTGTTGTAATCTATCGTATTACAAGAGCTCCAGAACGCCGTATCTTCTATATCGACGTTGGCAATCTTCCTAAGATGAAAGCTGAGCAATATCTGCGTGACATGATGGTTAAACATAAGAACCGTTTGATCTATGATGCTAACACAGGTGAAGTAAGAGACGACCGTAAGTTTATGACTATGATGGAAGATTATTGGCTTCCACGTCGTGAAGGTGGTCGTGGTACTGAGATTACTACATTACCAGGTGGTCAGAACCTTGGTGAAATGGAAGATGTAATGTACTTCCAGAAGGCTTTGTATAAAGCATTGTCAGTTCCTGTATCAAGAATGGAACAAGAGAACAACTTTACACTAGGCCGTTCAAGTGAGATTAGTAGAGATGAAGTTAAGTTTGCTAAGTTTGTTGAAAGACTTCGTAATAAATTTAGTGAAATTCTCTACAAAGCTCTACGCGTACAGTTGATCCTTAAAGGTATTATCACTGAAGAAGATTGGAACGAAATGAAGTATACAGTTCGTTTCGACTTCAAAAGAGACAATTATTATGCAGAAGCTAAAGATACAGAGATCTTACAAAACAGAGTTAATATGTTGCAACAAGTAGCACCATTTATTGGTCAATTCTATTCTACAGAGTATGTACAAAAACAGATTCTTAGAATGACTGATGAAGATATTGAACAAATGCAACAGCAAATGGCACAGGAAAAGCCCCAACAAGAGCCTTTGGACGGTAATGGAGAAAATCCGACACCGGAAGGACAATAAAGTTATAAATAAGACATAGAGGTATATTACTATGGAAGATAATGAAACGGTTGAAGTGGAAGTAAGTGATAATGACACTAACTTCGAATTGGCCCAAGGCATTGTACAAAACATTGTAGCCGACAAGCCAGCAGATGCAATGGATCAAGTAAATGATCTAATGCTTGATAAAGTTAGAGACGCTATTGCAGGAAAGCGGCAGGAAGTAGCTGCTAGTCTTTTTGGAGAACCTCAAGCTGATGATGAAGCTGATGTAGATGAGCCTGAAGAGGTAGAATTAGAAACAGAAGCTGATTCAGAGGTCGAAGAAACAGATGGCGATGTAGAAGAGTTCGAAGTCGTCGACGATGAGTCAGAAACGGAAACGGAAGAAGAAGATGAAGACGTTCAAACAGATTAGTGAAGACGCAGGTGCAGTAGCTGTTCCGGGTGCCGGACTCGGTCAAGCCTATCCTAAAGGTTCCCGCCACAAACAGTTTACAGATAAGCACGTTGTATCTACAGTCGATCATCCTGTAGCTGGTAACAATCAGTTTAATGGTGAAGGCTCGCCTAAAAAGAAGAAGCGCCTAGCCGACTATAACTATGACAAAACACAAAACAAAAAAACACCTGATATCGATCAAGATAATGATAACGAAGATCAGATGGCCTATGAAGAAGTAATCATTACTGATGATATTGAAGAAAAAGACTTTATTGAAATCACAGATGACATTGCTGAGAAGATTGCCGATGTATATGAAGCATTGGATGAAACAAACAGAGCTGCATTTGATGTATTGTTAGAATCAGATGAAGGGTTTGAACAAATCCTTGAATTCGTAAATGAAGTACAATTTGATTACGAAGAAGAAGAAGGCGAAGAGTAATGGCCCTCAAAGCATTAGCAAATACAGTAGCAACAGGTTCTGCAACTAATGTATATCTAGCATCTGCTGTCCATCTTGCAAATGATGGAACCGCTAGAACAATTACAATTGCGAATACTATTTCTATCGAAAATGGTGGCGGTCAGGCTGCAACGATTCGTATTCCTGCTAATGGTCAAATGGTTATTCGTAAACGCCCAACTGATACAGTATCTGGCGCCGCTGGCTGCTATGCTACATCAGTTGCAGAAGGAGGATTAATCTAATGAAACTGATCACTGAAGTCAACGAAAGAATTAACTGCTACGAAGAAGTGCTTGACGAAGCTACTGGTAAAAAGAACCTTTTCATTGAAGGTGTCTTTATGCAGTCTAACATCAAAAATAGAAACGGTCGTGTATATCCAACAGAAGTATTGGAAAAAGAAGTTAACCGTTACAACAAAGAATATGTAGAAAAAAAGCGTGCGTTCGGTGAGCTTGGTCATCCGCAAGGACCAACTATCAACCTTGAGCGCGTATCCCACTTGATCACTTCTATGAAAAAAGAAGGTGATAACTTTGTGGGTAAAGCTAAAATCATGGATTCACCATATGGTAATATTGTTAAGAATCTTATTGGCGAGGGTGCACAATTAGGTGTTTCTTCTCGTGGTATGGGTTCTCTAAGACAAAATAGTGAAGGCATTAACGAAGTCCAGGATGACTTCTACCTTGCCACTGCAGGTGATATTGTAGCTGATCCTTCAGCACCAGATGCTTTTGTAAATGGCATCATGGAAGGTGTGGAGTGGATTTGGGACAATGGTGTTCTGAAAGCTGCAGATGTCCAAGCAATTAAAGAAGACATTGAAAGTGACATTAGATCGCGCGCTAATCGTCAACAGTCTTTTGCTAAGGCATTTACGAGTTATATGAACAAAATCTCGAGAATTTAGTTATTATAAATAATACTGATTTATAAATCAATCCCTAAGGAGTTATTACAAATGTCTGATCAGGAAAAAGAAGTTCTTGAAGGCGACATCGAAGAAACGAAAGTACCACACACAGGTGGTTCTGGCGTTCCTGCTGCTGAGGTTCCAGGTCCTGTAGGTGCTGGTGCCAAGAAGCGTAAAGCCGACAAGGACGGTGGCGATAAAGCCATCCCTAAAATGGATAATAAAGGAACACAGTCTGGTACTAAAGCCGCTGTTGTTTCTGAATTGCTTGCCCGTATCAATGATATGAGCAAAGAAGATCTGGCTTCAATGGTTGCTGAAATGACCAAAGAAGAAGCTGAAGAACAAGAAGAAATTGTCGAAACAGAATTGGATGTTACAGAAGACATTCAAGAGATGTTGGCAAATGGCGATTTCGAGGAAGAATTTGTAGAAAACCTTCAAACAGTATTTGGTGCTGCTGTAGCTGCTCGCGTAGCTAAAGAACGTGCTGAGCTGGAAGAAGAGTTTGAAGCTAAGCTAATTGAAGGTCTGACCGCAGTTGAAGAAGAGCTGACAGAAAAAGTAGACAACTATCTGTCATATGCTATCAATGAGTGGAAAGAAGATAATGAAGTTGCATTGGAAGCTGGTCTTCGTACCGAGCTTGCAGAAGACTTCATTACCGGAATGCGCGACCTATTCGCTGAGCACTACATCAATGTTCCAGAAGAAAAAGTAGAAGTTGTTGAAGAACTTGCTGCTAAAGTTGAAGAGCTTGAAGAAAAACTTAACAAGCAAATCGCTGAAAATGCCGAAATCTCTAATGAAGTTTCTGAGTACAAAGTTGCACAAGCATTTGACGAAGTTGTAGAAGGCCTGGCCGATACACAAGTTGAAAAGATGCGCACTATGGCAGAAGGAATTGAGTTTAGCGATGAAAATGACTTCCGTAAGAAAATGGAAGTAGTACGTGAAAATTACTTCCCAACAAAAGCTCCTGAAGCAATTGTCGCGGAAGATCTGGATGATCCTGTAGATCAGGAAGAAGTAGTTACGGATCCAGCTATGAGCGTTTACGCTGATGCAATTCGCCGTACTATTAAAAAGTAATATATTATAAATAGATAATCAATAGAGTAACAAGGAGAAAATAAATGTACTCTGAAGATCTCGCAAAGAAGTGGCAGCCAATTATTGAGCATCCTGATCTGCCAAGCGTTCAGGACGTTCATCGCCGCCAAACACTGGCAGTACTCTTGGAAAACCAAGAAAAAGCTGCTAGAGAAGATGCCCGCGGTTCAGCTGGTTTTACGCAACCTTCACTTTTGGGTGAAGCTGCTCCAACCAACGCAACCGGTGGTAACATTGACAACTATGACCCAGTGCTGATCAGCCTGGTTCGTCGTTCGATGCCAAACCTTATCGCCTATGACATCTGTGGTGTTCAGCCAATGACTGGTCCAACTGGACTGATCTTTGCCATGCGCCCACAGTACAGCTCGCAAGGTGGTACAGAAGCCCTTTACAACGAAGCCGACACAGACTTCTCAGGTTCCGCTGCTGGTAACACAGCTTCGATCCTGGTTGCTAACGGTGCCGCTGGTACAGGTCACACTGGTACAGATCCAAATGCTCGTGCATCTGGTTCTGGCTACACAGTTGGCTTGGGCATGTCAACAGCTAGTGCAGAAGCATTGGGTGATGGCGCTTCTAATGCATTCAACGAAATGGCATTCTCGATCGAGAAAGTTTCCGTAACAGCAGTAAGCCGTGCGCTGAAAGCTGAGTACACAATGGAACTGGCTCAAGACTTGCGCGCCATCCACGGTCTGGACGCTGAAACAGAATTGTCAAACATTCTGTCTTCTGAAATCCTGGCTGAAATCAACCGTGAAGTTGTTCGTACAATCAACTACTCAGCTAAAGCCGGTGCCGACCAAGGTAACGTAACTACAGCTGGTACATTTGATCTGGACGTTGACTCAAACGGTCGTTGGTCTGTTGAAAAATTCAAAGGTCTGATGTTCCAAATCGAACGTGACGCCAACAGCATTGCTCGTGACACCCGTCGCGGTAAAGGCAATATCATCATCACATCAAGTGATGTTGCTAGTGCCCTGCAAATGGCTGGTGTTCTGGATTACACTCCAGCACTGAATAACAACCTGAACGTAGATGACACAGGCAACACTTTCGCAGGTGTCCTGAATGGTCGCTATCGTGTATATGTTGACCCATACTTCTCGAGCACATCGGGTGGTCGTCAATACTACACAATCGGCTATAAAGGCTCAAGTGCATTTGATGCTGGCTTGTTCTACTGCCCATATGTTCCACTGCAGCAAGTACGTGCAGTTGGCGAGAATACCTTCCAGCCAAAAATTGGCTTTAAAACACGGTATGGTATTGTTGCTAACCCATTTGCTACTACAGCAGCTGATGGTACAATTGGTTTCGGTGGCAACGCCCAAAGCCGTAACATCTACTACAGACTGGTTAATGTTTCTAACCTTATGTAAAAATAAGAGTTGGGTCAACCAACCACATTTCAAGGGGCTGCTTTCGAGCGGCCCCTTTTTTGTTAGATAAATAGTATCATGGCTAAACTAAGTACACAACCAGATAACGTAAATTTCTTATCACCTCTTGGATTCAAGTTCTTGGTCCAAAAGCTGCCGAGTACGAACTTCTTTACTACACAAGTAAATGTTCCTTCAGTTGCTGTAGGCGACCTTACAATGCCTACACCATTTATTCAAGTCCCTACACCAGGCGATCAGCTGCAGTATGGTACATTGAGTCTTACGTTTAAGGTAGATGAAGATCTGACCAACTATGTTGAGTTGTATAACTGGACAACAGGTATCGGTTTCCCTGAATCATTTGATCAGTATCGCGATGCATTGAATGATAATGCAGACATCAAAATACCAACTAACCTTACATCTGATGGTACGTTGATTGTTATGAATAGTAACATGAGACCCAATAAAGAGTTTACATTCAAAGACTTGTTCCCAGTACAACTTGGCGATCTTCAGTTCGACGCCCAGCAATTAGATCTAGAATATATCACTTGCACTGTTGACTTTAGATTCACTTCATTTGATATTAAGTCTGTATAGACTTTTTAGGATAGATTATGACATTAGATGAAATCCACGAGCAGTGGTCTAAAGACGCGCATATTGAGCGAGATATGCTAGATGATGAATCACGCAAGATCCCCCAACTACATAGCAAGTACTTCAAAATGTATTCGCATGAACGAATGCGTCTTAAAGCATTGGAGTTTGAGTACAAACAACTATTCAAGATGAAGCATGAATACTATATGGGAACACTTGCTGATGAGGATTTGCTAGAGCAAGGATGGGAACCAAATCCATTAAAGATTCTTAAAGCTGATATACAAATGTACATTGATGCTGATGATCATGTTATTGCTTTACTGCAGAAGAAAGCAATACAGCAGGAGAAAGTTGATACTCTTGATCAGATCATTAGGAATATTAATACAAGAGGATTCCAGATTAAGAACGCTATCGATTGGGCTAGATTTACAAATGGTGGATAACGGATCT